TATTGCTGTGTGTACTGGGCGAGCAGTTCCGCTTCAGAACGGAGTTCCTGTCGCATCTTAGACTGGGTAAGCCAGTCCATAAGGATGTTAGCGGAGCCAGCGAAGTCGTAGTCGTTGTATTCAGTACCCTTGACCTTGACCTTACAGCGGTCAAAGGTGGTCATCAGCATCGCAACGATGTCATTGATTGTGCGGTCAACCAGACGGCAACGGACATCAGAAGCACCCTCAAATGGAAAGGCGGCATCGCCCTCCATGCGGGATGTCGAGTGCTTTTTGCCATCGGATGTCTGACCAGCCCAGCGGGAGAGACGAATATCGTCATTCTCCATGATATTAGCGACATTGCCGCCATTTTGTGTGGAACGATTGTATTCCTGCCAAAGATACGGGATATCTGGCTTGCTCGTAGCGTAGACCAGTTTATCTTGATTCGGATTATATTTGGTCGAAATGTTGTTCTTAGTTATGCTCATCTTTTATAAAATTGATTAAGTCGTCTCGGAAGTATCGTTTGTGACCCCCTTTTGTGGTATAGGTTCTGACAATTCCGTTGATAGCAAGGTCTTCTAATCTGCGTCTTGTCAAGCCCATAAGTAACATTGCCTTCGCTCGGGTCAAGAGGAATGGATAGTATATTTCCATTAGTAACTTCCCCCACCTGTGCCTTTCAGCGATTCTGAACTCAGAAACTCTGGATTCATTGTAATTAAATAGCGTAGGCAGTCGATTGGGTCTTTGGTTGCTCCCTTTTCCCCATCCAACCCAGTCCATTCCTTTAGGCAGTATATAAGATTTTGACATTCTTCTGAAATATAGAGTTTAGGTTTATTCAAAGGTGAAACTTCTTGACTGTAGTCGTAAGCAAAGCCGTCATTAATCATTGATACGCCCTGCTCGATGCGAATGCCAGCGGCTGGCTGGAAGTTCATGGGATGTTCTCCGTCATCAAGCATATCGATGAGGGTGACCCCTCCGTCTTCGGTCACAGCCTTAGAGCCGCCAGCCCTAGGGTCGATGTAGCGTTCAGAAATGGCTTCCTCGCCCTCAAGCGAAGAAATCAGATTCTTATATTCCGCAAGAGAGCGTCCAGCACCATTACGCTGTGCAGTTCCCATTTTACCATCGGGGTCAGCAGAAGGTAATGCCCACTCGCCTTCAGACGAATCTGGAAACTCTCGATATACATAGAGACAACCATCCGCAGATGCTCGTATCCATAGCATAAACCAGTTTCTAGCCCCAGCAGGGTCAACAACCATATAATTAGTTCCGTCTCTCGGTACATCATCTGCTTTGACGATGTTGATTTCTGGGTTGAATCTGGGGAATTGGCTTCCGCTGATATTGTCTGCCCATCCATAGGCTCTGATTTTAACTTCATAAGGTTTCTTGCCCAAGAGGGTCTTCTTTAACTGTTCAAACGGATTGTAGGGGTTGAGTTCGCTGTGGAACCACATAACCCCAGCAGGACGCACATAGGACTTCGCCTTATAAGGCATCGTACCCCTAGGGCATCCCATCACATTAATATTATCTGCCAGAAGTGGCGACGGCTTGTGTTCTATAATCTTAGCCCCGCTGACATATTCTTTAACTACTGAACTATAGCCTGTGATTGGCGTGAAGGTCACGATTAACTTACCGCTACGGGTCACGATACGATACCTTAGCGTCTCAATCCAGTCCAATGGCACAAGTTCATCGCACCAAATAAGGTCTACTTCGCCACCCTCAATGACATCACGCTTCTGGGCGTAATTCATAAAGATGCATTGGCTCTTGTTCGGAAGAATAAAGGTGTTATCGCTGAATCCGTTCTTCTGGGTATACGATACATTCTGAATCTTGTTTTTCCGCAGTTCCTTGAACTCTGACGGCAAGTACTTGTGAATGATAGGCTGTTGCATCTGAATGCTCGACTGATTTGTCGTGTGCAAGCACCAGACACGGGCGTTTTCAGTATTGCACAGCGTCTGAACAATTCGCTTTGCCGCCCATTCGGTCTTAGAGGCTCGATTGCCACCAAGCACTAATATCTCGTTGTTCGCCTTTAGTATCTCGTCCGCATCAGTCCAATGCGGGAGGTCAAAGCCGTGCCTATATGGGTCTGATTTTTCCGCTTGTATCTTATCTTCTCTGAGATTTAAGATTTCCAGCGTCCGTTCCTCACCAACCTTCTCCACTAACCGCTTAATATCGTCCGTTGTGGGCGTTATCAGAATAGGATGCGGTGTCGGGGAGAAAGCCATATCAAATCGTTAAAAGGAATCTCCTCTTCAACATCGTCTTGCTCATCGGGGTCAGTATTTGCCGTTGAACCTAGGGTGACGGACAACGCACCAGCGAGAGCCGTCCCAGCGGACATCAACGGGCATCCCGAGGCCGAACTTGGTTGACTCCTTGCACAGCACATTGAACTGCTTGCCATCGATGAGTACACCGATGACCTTTGGGTTCTTGAATTTAGCGTAGACTGTGCCACGCTTCTTCTCTGGAGGGCTAATCTTCTCTGGCTCTTTGAAGCCGATGTTCTCCTTGACCTTGGCAACACCAGCATCAGTCCACTCGACCTCCCAGAGATGTTGAGGCTTGCGAGACTCGACCTTATACCAGTCAGCACCTTCTTCATAGGAATCACGGAATTCCTTCAAGATATCTCTGCTGAGACCTAAAGCAATAGAAAGTTGTTTTTCTCTCATCTCGACATATTCGCCATTATGTGGCGATTTTGTCAACTTAAATCGTCACATCCGCTATCAATTTTTTTGCAAGTAGGGATGGAGGGAATCGAACCCTCGACTTAGCCCTTATAAAGAGCCCACTCTAACCGCTGAGTTACACCCCCTTGCAAAGTACGGAAGGCGGGACTTGAACCCGCAAGCCTTTGGGCAACTGATTTTAAGTCAGTCGTGTATACCATTTCACCACTTCCGTGAAGTATGGGACTGGCTGGACTTGAACCAGCAACAAACGGCTTAAAAGGCCGCTACTCTAACCATTGAGTTACAATCCCGAAAGAACCCCGAAAGGGAGTCGAACCCCTACTAAGAGAACCAAAATCTCCCGTGCTACCATTACACCATCGGGGCAAATCACCGAGACAGGACTTGAACCTGCAATCCCCTGCTCCCAAAGCAGGTGCGATGCCATTACGCTACTCGATGCAAACTCGACCCTCTAGGAATCGAACCTAGATGACCCGCTTAGAAGGCGGGTGTTCTATCCGTTGAACTAAGGGTCGTAAATCCAGAGGGTATCCGATTTGAACGGATGGTCGGTCTCCCGACTTCAGTTTTCAAGACTGACGCAATAGACCACTCTGCCAACCCTCTAAATGGTGGGTGTGTGGGACTTAAACCGCACAGCCTATATCTTGAAATATCAATGGGTATCGGATTTTCATTTGTACCTGTATATTTCTTTATATAGCCTAGCCATAAAGACTAGCACCCAAATGGAGCCTTGTGTTGGGATTGAACCAACGACCTGATGCTTACAAAGCAACTGCACTACCGCTGTGCTAACAAGGCAGAGTCAAAGAACTCACCCTTTATTCCCAAGAAAAACCTAGAAGTCAATAACAAAGTCTTAATCCCGTCCCCCGAGAATACGGGGGATTGAGGGGGCTGAACCCACGGGGGTTATTAGGGGGTTGCAATCTATCCCTGTCAACACAAATCGCCATACTTCGTGCGAATTCGGTACGCTGACCTCTTTACGCTTGACGATACCCCCTTTACACTCCCTTAACAATCCCTCATCTATAAGCCATAAGCCTCACCTTAAGCCTTATCAGTCTTTTTAACATAAAAATTATATATGGGATTATGGGTATTATGAGACCCATAGTAAAAAGAAAAAGACCCCCCCCGCCCCTAGGGGGTGCGGTCTGTAGAATTCTTATAGAATCCTAAAAGAACTATAATAAAAGGATTATAGTAAAAGCAAAAAGGATTATAAAAGGATTATAATAGAATTATAAAAGGATTATTATAGAATCTGGATTGTAGGCTTAGACCCATTCCTTATATAGTTATTATACAATTATAGTATAATGAAAAAGGGATAGGGATTTATGGGATTGTAAAAGGAAAGTAAAAAGGGAGGCTGGGGAATCTGGTCAAAAATAGGCAGGTGAATAGAGGGGTCTGGGAGGCTCTAGGAGGCTGGATTAGGGTCTGGGGTAGGCTAGGGTATAGGCAAGGGGATTGCTAGGGCGTAGGGAGGCAGGGAGGGGGCTAGAATCTAGGCACAAAGAAGCCCACCGAGGCGGTTAGGCACAGGGTGGGCTGTAGGGGCTGAATCTGAATCAGAGGCTGAAGACGAGGCAGGTGAGGAGCCAGCCGCAGAGGGCTAGCACCAGACCAACGAGGAAGGCGTGCATTGGATTGTAGTTAGGATTTGGATATGTGGATTAGGATTCGTCCGAGGGGAGTTCGTTCACCTGCTCAAGACGGGCAGGGGAGTCGTGTTCCGTAGGAGCATCGTAGACGCTGGTCTTGGCGATGAGTTTCGAGAGCAGGGCGTTGGCTTCGTCATAGTCGAGCCAAGCCTTGTTCTGCTCTTCGCTGAAGCCACCCTTGTCTCTGGCTTGGTGGTCGAGGGCAGAACGGAGGCAAGCAGACGCATGGACTTGAGCCATTGCGATTTGGATTTGGATTTTGGTCATAGGATTTTGTAGTTAGGATTTAGATACGATTCCAGAGACGCACGACCTCTTGATTTCTGGATTCAAGTTTCTCAGCGAGACGCACGACCTCTTTGGCGAGGTTGCTTGCCATCGCCCAATCAGCGAAGCCAGCCTCCACGACAGCGAGACGCTCCAGCGTGTGCGGTTCACATACGCTCTTGATAGCCTCGATTTGTTTTTCCGTCAGTTCTTTTGGGATACTCATTTTTGTAGTTAGGATTTGGTGACGCTGGGGTCGGGCAGAGTTGTCTGCCCTTCCCCTTTGTCGGTTGGTTCTTAGTTCAGTTCTCCCCGTTTGGGGAGGGAGTCCACGAACAGGGAGTCGATACCCTTGCGGACGCTGGTGCGGAGCAGGGAAGCCGTGTCAGACGACACACGCTCAGCGAGGTTGAACCTGCGGGGAGCCACTTCATGCGTGGCGTGTTGCGTCACAGCGTTGTAGAGGCTCCAGACATTGCGGTCAGCGTCTTCCTCGTAGGTCGGCTTGTCCCAGATTTCACGAATCCCGTCACTCATGCGAGCGGTCATGGCTTTGCCGATTACCAGACCATTCAGAACCTTGTGTCCCTGCGTCTGAGTGAGGCGAGTAGCCTGCCAGTCTACGAAGATTTCCCGAGCCTCAGTCACGCTGGTCAGACTGTTCTCGAGAGCCTTACCCGTGAAATCCAGATTCAGAGAAGCCGTGTGCTTCTTCATCAGACTGAAGGACGAGCCTTTGAACATCGGAACCTTCACGCCATTGGAGCAGAGGAAGCGGAAGAACCCCACATCCAGAGCAACCTTCAGCGACCCGTCGAAGGAATTCTGAACCATGATTTGGAGGCAGGACACATCACCCTTGCCCATCCGCAGTTCGATATCGGGGAAGCGGAACTGAGCCCGAACCTGCCGACCCTTGTCGATGACCTTGAATCCCTTGGATTCATATCGGTGACCAGAGGAACGGAGCAGGGATTCAAACTGCGGGAACAGGACGCTGTTCTGCATCGGGGTGTAGCGTTCGCCCACGACACCGAGGACATCGCCCGTGTCCTTACGCACAGTAGCGAAGGCAGGGGTGGGAGTCCCGTTGGCGAGGTTGAGACGCTCGAGGCTAACCTCGAAGTCCACGCTGTTCAGCGTGTCCACGATTTCGAGGGTTTCGATTTCGGTGTTAGGATTGACCATGTTTTCTAGTTACTGTCACGCCCTGCGGAGGCAGGACGGCACGAACCTGTGCGGGGTGCTTTTTGAATCTGGTGTAGGCTCATCAGTAGCGGTTTGACCGCTAGACATGGGAAGCACCTGCCTCCCGTTGTTTCGCCTTTAGATTCTAGTATAGGAATCTGACGCTCTTCCGTTCGATTGCGGATTTGAGGTGAAGTCAGAATGAGGATTCAAGAGCCTAGGAATCCCACTATGTGAATGAACAGGGCTTGTGAGAGGGTCTTGCTCCCGTCCCGTAGGACTCACTCGCTTGAAGACATAGAATCCAAATCCTTGCATGGGGTCGAGATTTATTTTCAGTTTCAGAGCAGATTTTTTGAGACTAGATTTCGACACCTAGCAAGAGTCATGCCAAGTCCCTGTGTAGATTTTTGCACATATGCCCGAATCCTCGTTTCCCTATGCAAGACCCTTGGCATATGGGATACCCCCCTTAGAATCGAAGCCAGAGGGGTCTAATCGCACTTTTACATTCTTTTTACATTATATGATTGGTATATGGTTTATACATATGTTCTTGGGTCATGTTTACATGATTCAGTCTCTTTACACTTTTTTAACATTATATCTTAGGTCAGGATATCAGGATTAGAACGCTCGGGTCGTGCAAGCACCTTTCGTGCCAAGTCTCTTGCTGGTCTGCGTTATTTACAATTTTTACATTTACATCTTTTTTACAATACCACGCTGTAAGTCGTTGGGATTCAATGAGTTACGATGCGTGTTCTTTTGCCCCTAGGAGGCGTTTTGACAGGGTGGTCAAGGGTCTTGCTAGGGCTGGAGAAGCCACCCTCCTAGAGCAATCTAGACCCTTGCAGGTGCTTTGGCATAGTCCCTGCTATAGCCTTGCACGGCTGGACTATAACTTGTAATCATAGGTAATGTTATAATGATTAGCCGACCAGAATCCTGTTCTAGATTCCTGTCTCAAGTTAGTCTCATTATTTTATAATACTATAATATTCTGAGTGCAGGATTAGTAAATCTTATATACCCATTAGTAAATCTACTGCGTGTAGAATCCCTTGATATGGTCTTGAGGTCGGGCGAGGGATTCCCATTGTCATAGATGCAGGATGTAAAAACCCTGCTCGCTCTTTGAAATCAATTTCCCTAAACCTGCAATCTCGCAGGAGGGGGATACCAAACCAAAAAAACAAAATGAAAAAACTGATTATGAAACTGCTGGGTCTGAACACGCTGGTCGCTGAGGTCGTGCGTCTCCAAAAGGAAAACGCAGAACTGAAAGCCTACCAAAAAGACCTCACGATGGCTCAAGAGGGCTTGTCGGCTAAAGTCGATGAGGTCTCTGAAAAAATGGACGAAATCGAGATTCCTGATATGGACGATTATGTTCAAATCAGCGACCTCGATGACAACATCGAATCTTATCTCAATAATAACGATTACGCTACCACCTCATATGTGGATGACGAAATCGAAAGTAAGGTTTCTGATGCTGTTGAGTCTGCTGTCGAAGACCTAGATTTGACCGAAAAGGTCAAGGAAGTCGTGGATGACATGGACAAGGCTTCCTTCGGTGACACGGAGGAACTCAAGGACATCGTGCGTGAGCAGGTGAGCAAGTTCATCCTCAATAATGTGGATGTCCGTATGGAAGTCCGCTAATCCAGATGGGGGAGGTAACTAACCCCTTCTTTTTGGTTGCAATGGTATTACAAATTGATTCTCTCCCTTTCTGTTCCTTGAAATTCCACTTTGCTAAACTCCCATTCACGGGAGAGGCGAAACCAAACCAAAAACTGACCACAATGAGCAATCCAGAAGAAATCCAAATCAAGAACAAGTTCGCTGACGAGTCGGCAGGAAGGTTCGCAGATGCATCGACCCTCGATACCTCTGTCTCGCCTGTCTACTACGGCTTCAACTGCACCCCACGACAGGTTCGCTACTACAAGGTAGAGAAAAGCGTGGAGTCGATTATGAAGGGCGGGTACACCCGTTCCAGCGTAGTTAAGTTCTTGGATAAGATTAAAGAGAAGAGTGAGAATTGCAATGTCACGCTGGCTGGGTACAAAGAAGAACTCAATTCTATTGAGGCTTCCTTTTGTAGTTCTAAAGATTCGCTGACTAGAAACCTGCTTCGCAAGAAGAGGAATCAGTTAGACACGAAGATTTATAACTACGAATGCGACAAGACTGACAAGTACCAAAAGGCAATTGACACGCTGACTCAGTTTCTCGCTTAAAGTACGGGGGAAGTTACTAACCCCTTTTTGGTAAGTGGAATTCACTTTCTGTTCTTTCACATCCCGCATATGAGCCTACACTACATCAAAGCAAGTTCAGTTAAGAAGTTGGCAAACCGACACGGCAAGAGGGCTGGCAAAGGCTTCCTAGAAGCCCTAGACCGCCTTGTTGAGCGTAAGGTGTTGCAAGCCTTGGCTGAACATAATGGAAATAAAGTCACCTTGGACGAAGCCCTAGCCGCTTATATCCTAGGTAATAAATAAGGCAGGGGGTAACTCCCCTTTATGCGGGAAACTTTAGCAAGAAGCCCGAATGGGTTTTAAAAAACCATCTTGCTGTTAGGTTAGGTTTGATGCGGGGAAGACGAGTTCTCTCCAACAATAATTCAAACCTGTAAAAGCATTATGCTTTCCTAATCACCTTTGACGGCAGGAAGCCTTCTGGATTTAGAAATGACCAGAGCGTCGTTCATACGCTAGTGTGGCTGAACCTGCCGTCTCCCTTTAACCCTAACCAATAAAATGGGCATAATACCACGGGGAGGAAAAACCTCCCCACAACTTTCTTCAAAAAACACTTGTAACACAAAAAGAAAAAGGCATAACATATCTATATGAAAAACGAGCCAATCACCCTAGAGCAAAAGGCAAAGTACTATCGTACTCTTGCCAAGAAGTCCCTAAAAAAGCAGGAAGAACTTTATAAAGTATACAACGATAACCACAATTGCCCTAAAGGTGAGGCTGGGGTTAAACTACTAAATGAAATCAGAACCGAAGAAAAGTTTTATAGCAAAATGCTTTACGAAGCCGAGACTAATGAACTAGTCTTGCGTCTCGCTGACGAACATCGAAACAACAAAAAATAAACTTATGGAAGACCTATCCTATCACTTCAATAAAATGCCAATCCAATACGGGGCTACTGAAATCCTCGTATTCGGCACAGCCAAATACCAACTTGAAGACCTATCTTCTGGTGAGCGAGGCGACCCCGAGGAACTCCACGCTTTCTTTTACAAAGTAAGGATTCGCTCCTACGAAACTAAAAAAGAAAACGAACTCCAAGGCGTGACGATTGAAGACCTCGCCCACCTAGAGGATAGGATTATTGACATCCTAAACGAAGATTACGAACTCTGCTCCACTCTCCCTAACCAAAACAACAACAAATAATATGGACTACGAAAAGATGGCTCAACGATGCACGGCTGGATTCTC